AAAGGAAAATGAAATGGATATTAAACCCGTGAAAATCAGTGCAGAGCTCTTCTGGTCTAACTGGATGGAGAACTACAACACTAAGTTTAACGAGGACAACAAGAAGTACGAATGTACACTGGGTAACATCTCTGACAAGGCTGCAGAAGCTTTGAAGGAGCTCGGTATTCAGATCAAGAACAAACCGGATATGGGTAACTATATCGTAGGTAAGAGCCTGTATAAGTTTGATCCTGTGGACGAACAAGGTAACAAAGTAGAGATTGCTTCTATCGGTAACGGAACTAAAGTTACTGCGCTGGTGTCTAGCTATCGCCACAAGATGTCTGCTAAGTATGGTGCTGCGCCATCCATCAAAACTCTGATTGTTACTGAGTTGAAGACATACAATCCTCCTACAGAGGATGACGATGACGACATTCTCTGAAGCTTCTGCTGGAGAGTATCCAAAAAAGTTACTCATTGATGCCGATTATCTGATCTACAGTATTGGTTTTGCTAGTGAGGAGGATTCTGAGAAGTTTGCAAAGAGCAGGTTAGTAGAGACACTCGAAGATCTTGTCTACTTACACCTGAAGGCAGACTCTTATGAAGCCTTCTTAACTGGTAAAAACAATTTCAGATATGACATTGCAAAGACAGTTCCTTATAAGGGAAACCGTAAGGATTCTAAGAAGCCAAAACATTATGATGCTCTTAGATCTCACATGGTTAAACGGTTAGGGGCTGTCATTGTTGATGGTCAAGAGGCCGATGATGAAGTAGCTATCAGGATGACTAAGGAGCCGGATCAGTACATGCTTGTAGGGGTTGATAAAGACCTAAGGCAGATTCCTGGATGGCATCACAATCCTGTTAAGGCACAGACGGAGTACATTGATGAGTTTCAGGCGTATAAAGCGTTTTGCACGCAGCTCCTCACTGGGGATCGAGTGGATAATATTCCGGGCTTGGAAGGCGTGGGGCCGGTCAAAGCGTCAAAAGCGCTCAAGGACTGTAAGACTAAAGAAGACTTACTTCAGACTGTCTGGACTGTATATCAGGAAAAGAAACATGATCTTGAATATCTCACTGAACAAGGGCAATTACTGTGGCTTAGACGATACGAAGGAGAACTATGGCTACCATCAAACGTAAAAGTTTGACACAAAAGCAAGTAGCAAAGAAGTACGGCTTCCGCAGTGGCTTGGAAGAGCGCATTGCGGAGCAGTTGGACAAGGCAGGTGTAGAGTACACTTACGAGCAGGTTAAATTGAACTATATCAAGCCTGCATCTAAGCATGTCTATACACCTGACTTTGTGTTAGCTAACGGGATCATTGTAGAGACTAAAGGCAGGTTCTTACTTGCTGATCGTCAAAAGCATATCCTTGTTAAGAAACACAATCCAACATTGGACATTAGATTTGTCTTTAGCAACTCTAAAGCCAGGATCAGTAAGACAAGCTATACTACTTATGCTCAATGGTGTGAGAAGAATGGCTTTAAGTATGCAGATAAAATTATCCCCGAGGAGTGGTATAATGAGTGAAATCAACACAGGCGGGCCAGCGTTTCCACACATTGACAGTGGTTGGGGACGTTTTGAAGAAGGCATGACCTTGCGCGACTACTTCGCGGCCAAGGCGCTGCAGGGCTTGCTGTCGACAGACTTGAACTGCGCTCCTGAGTACGTCCAGGCCATTGCCGACTCGGCCTATGTCTTGGCCGACGCCATGTTGAAAGCACGAAAGGAATAAGAGTGAATAGTATTTTTAAAATGTTGGAACAGCAATCTGTACGAGATGCTTGGAATGATGTGATGGAAGCTCTCGTTGTAGAGCGTCTGAAGGAAGACTATCTTCTGTGTTTGGATTTTGATGATGTAGAGACTTCTTCAGCTATCTTGACAGTTCTTCGTTACTTTATGGTCTATGAAGAATTTAAACATTTCCTTGATGAGGTTCGACATGCAGGTTACGTTGTTACACGAGAATTCTGATGGTAGTGCTTGTTTTAGTTTTGACTTGACAGAGCAGGAGCGTGAGCAGCTACTCTGCTACGGTATCCTAGAGGCTCTGAAAAATGGTCTTAAAGAAGGAGAGAAACTAACATGCAAGGGGGAAGAGATTGAGTGATGTAGAACGATTTTACGAAGCAGCTCGAAAAAAATTCCCTGAAGCTGTTCCATGGAAACATCTTGGCCCTTTCCAACAAATGCAAGTGATTCAAGCAATCAACATGATTTTAGAGGTAATGCATAGTGAGTAAAGTTAGTCTGGTATGGGCTACTCCTGACTTGGAAGAGAAAGTAGCTTATTGTGCTCGTGTGAGTAATCCTGAAAATCAGCAGAATCACGAGACAGCGCCAAAGCTTCTGAAGTACCTTATGAAGCATAAGCACTGGAGCCCTTTTGAAATGGCTAATGTTTGTATGGAGATTGAGACTACTCGTGATATTGCACGACAGATCCTTCGCCATCGTAGTTTTAGCTTTCAAGAGTTCTCTCAGCGTTATGCTGTGGTCAATGATTTCTCTTTCCGAGACTGCCGAATTCAGGACGAGAGAAATAGACAGAATAGTTTTGCATCTTCAGATCCTGAATTGGATAACTGGTGGAGAAGTGCCCAGTTGCGTGTTCAACAGGAAGCTGAGTTCATGTATCAAGCTGCTTTGAATCGAGGTATCGCTAAAGAGCAGGCTAGAGCATTGCTTCCTGAAGGCATGGCAGTGAGTCGAATGTACATGAATGGGACACTTCGTAGCTGGCTGCACTACATTGAAGTTCGTACTGATGTGAGTACTCAGAAGGAGCATCGTGAAGTTGCTGAACAGTGTAAGGAGATTCTTGTGAATGTCTGCCCTACTATTATGGAGGCCTTTAATGACAGTTAAAGAATTTGATGTATATCAAGAACAAGCATTCAGTTATGCTATCAAAGAAGCTCGTAATGTAAATTATATGCTTCTAGGGATGTCAGGAGAAGTTGGAGAGCTACATAGCTGGTACGCTAAAGTAATCCGAGATGGTTACGGTAGTCGAGACTTTGATGATGTTAAGAAAGAACTTGGAGATGTGCTATGGTTTGTCGCTGGATTGTGCAGTATGTACGGACTAAAGTTATCCGACATTGCCCAGAAGAATATTGATAAACTGGAATCTCGTAAGCAACGTAATGTAATCACTGGCGATGGTGATAATCGCTGATAAAGGAATGAATCATGGTTGAATCTGGCGATAAAGAATACTACGGTTTTGTATACAAAGACTGTGATGGTAAAGTCTATAAATCCAAATATGAGAATAACAACGGAACATGGACAGAAGCTCTGGAAGACTTTATTCGATTCCTTGAAAGTGTATACAAATACGACATCAAATCTCAAGTGAAGATCAAAGCACCTTTCTGGGCTAAAAGCGAAGATGTAGATTGGTATGATCCGTGGGTAGACAACTACTTCTATGAAGACGAAGAAGACAATGACACGAATCTTGGTAATCCCTGATTGTCAGATCAAAGAAGGAGTTCCTCTTGAACATCTTACGTGGGCAGGAGAGGCTATCTGTGACTATAAGCCTGATGTTGTGGTTAATCTGGGGGATTTCGCTGATATGCCTAGCCTCAGTAGCCATGACATCAAAGGCTCTAAGTATTTTGAAGGCTTACGCTACAAGAAAGACATTGAGGCTGCTAAAGAGGCTATGAAGCTTCTTTTGAAGCCTCTTCGTGATCTTCAGAGTAAGCAAAAGAAGAACAAGGAAAAGGTTTATAAGCCTCGTATGATTCTTACCCTAGGGAACCATGAGAATCGAATTGATAGGGCTGTAAACAACAATCCTACCTTAGAAGGCCTTATCTCTACAAAGGACTTGGAGTATGAAAAAGATTGGGAAGTTTATCCTTTCCTTCGTCCTGTCTTTATCAATGGTGTGGGCTTTAATCATTATTGGCCTGTGGGAGCGATGGGGCGACCTGCCGGTAGTGCTGCTGCTATCATTAATAAGCTTCATATGTCTTGCGTTGCAGGACATCAACAAGGAAAGCAGATCGCTTATGGGAAGCGTGCTGACGGTAAGCCCATTTGTGCTATCATCGCTGGTAGTTATTATCTGCATGACGAATCTTACATGGATCAGTTGTCTAACCGTCACTGGCGAGGCTTGCTGGTAATGAATGAAGTCAATGATGGACACTTTGATGAAATGTTTTTGAGCATTGAATATCTACAGAGGAAATATGGTAGAACACAAATGTAATACTTGCTTTTATAGTGCTTTTGATAGAGATATGCATCCTTGTCG